ACCGCGAGCGCGTCTACGTCAAAGGCAAGGACGCCCCCTGCCGCACGCTCATCTACTGCAAGAACGGCGGCGGCGAGAACGATTACGTCACCGTCATCCGCGAGGACAACGGCGAATGGCTCACCGTGCGCATCGACCAGATCGTCAGTGCGCCGAATCCGACTTTGGATATTGAGGAGGGTGCAGAGTGAGCGTTTTTGTCAAAGCGACCAATCCTCATAGCGCAGAGGAAGCTCCGCGCTTTGAGGAAACCGAAGTCGCCGCATGCCTAAACGGATGGGACGAGCGGCACAATCCGCCGAAGCACATGGCCGTAGCCTTTGCCAACCGCACCCGTGACGGCGTGAAGGTTCCCGAGGTTATGCCGGACGGAATTACTCCCGCGCTGACCAATCCGGGCAACGGCGGGAGGGCCGATGCGATCAATATTGCGGTTGGCTGCATGACCCCCGAATTGCCGCAGCGCGTGCGCGTCCACGGAACGGGCGGCACATCGCCAACGCTATCGTCCGAGCAGGGGCGAGGACATGGTGTGCCGACTGTGTTGGCGGTCGATACTTACAACCAGACAACCAACGAAACATCGCAGGCGATAAATTCTTCCGCCTCCGACATCAACCACACCGGAGGAGTTATAAACCCAGCGGAGCGCATGGCCGTCCGCCGTCTTACCCCGAGAGAATGTGAGAGATTGCAAGGCTTTCAAGACGATCACACGCTTATTCCGTGGCGCAACAAGCCAGCCGACCAATGCCCGGACGGGCCGCGATACAAAGCCTTGGGCAATAGCATGGCTGTCCCCTGCATGCGCTGGATTGGCGAGCGCATTATGGCCACAGGCGAAATGTTTCCCCTGCGCTATCTCTCCGTATGTAGCGGCATCGAGGCTGCATCCGTTGCGTGGGAGTCGCTTGGCTGGCAGCCCGAAGCATTTGCCGAGGTAGAGAAGTTCCCCTCTGCCGTTTTGGCGCATCATTGGCCGAACGTGCCAAACCTCGGGGACATGACACAATATGAACAATGGAAACTGGGAGCAATCGACCTTCTGGTCGGAGGAACGCCGTGCCAATCTTTTAGTGTCGCAGGATTGCGACAAGGACTCCGCGACCCACGCGGCGGCCTCATGCTTACATACCTTGAGATCGCTCAACGTCACCGGCCTCGATGGCTTGTCTGGGAAAATGTCCCCGGCGTCCTGTCATCCCACGGAGGAAGGGATTTTGGAGCCTTCCTCGGGGCGCTGGGGGACTTGGGGTATGGGTGGGCTTACCGAGTCTTGGACGCTCAGTGGTTCGGAGTGGCCCAAAGACGCCGCCGTGTGTTCGTTGTCGCAAACGCTGGAGACGGGGCCGCTGCCGCAGCGGTTTTATTTGAGTCAGAAAGCGTGCGCCGGAATCCTGCGCCGAGCAGAGAAGCGGGGCAAAGAACTGCCGCAACTCTTGTCCGAGGCTCTAAGAGCAGTGGCGGGATTGGATACGACAACCAAGCCTTGTTCAGTCAAAACGGAGACAACTTTGTAAGGCCGAGCGATTTTTGCGCCGGGATAGCACACAACTCCCTACAACCGCACACATGAACGTCTCCCTCAACCAAAACGAAGTCCTTGTCTCGACCTACATAGGCTCTCGCCGCAACGCCGAGGCATCCTTCCGCAAGCGCGCGCCACGCTTCCCCGAGAAGACACCGGGAGAATTGTGGGGCTTCCACATTGAGGCCGCCCACGCCGAATGCGCCGTGGCCAAGTTGCTCGGGCTTTATTGGGGGTTTGGTGTGAACACGTTTCACACGCCCGACATTACTGGAACGAACTACGAAGTGCGCTGGTCGCAGCGCCCGAACCTCAAGGTCCGCCCCGATGACTCGGGCGTCGTGATTTCGGTAAGCGGCAAATCGCCCGACTACGTTGTCCACGGGTGGATCAATGCCGAGGACGCCAAACGCGATGAGTGGAAATGCGCGTCACCGCCTCCGTGCTATTTCGTGCCGCACGACAAGCTGCGGCCCGTCAGCGAATTACTGAAACGCTAATGACTTTGCGCAAAGGATGAAAAGACGATCAACAACAAAGGGCCGGGGTTACTTGTTCTCCGGTCAGGGTTGCGCCAATCGTCCGGAAACCCAATGCGCGGTGGCGGCACTGGGGGGTGCTGCCACCACTATTTAGATGAGCGACAAGAAATCCACTCCCCGCTCCCGTTTTACGCCGACAGCTCATCCGGTGATGAAGCTGCCGCCCAAGGACGTGCTCTTGGCCATCGGGCCAGAGAAGGGCTGGGACCTGCTGCTCAAGCGGGAAGAACTAATCCTCAAGGAGAAGGTCGATCCTTACCGCTACGGCTACCGCCCGCCGATCTGGAACAAGGCCAGTCAGCTGCTGGAGGACAACCGCGAATTGCTCGTCATGGGCGGCAACAGATCCGGCAAAACGGAGTGGGCCGCGCGCGAGGTGATCCACAGATTGTATCACAAAAAGCAATCTGTTGCGTGGTGCTTCCAGACCACCGCCCCCAACAGCATTGAGATGATGCAACCCCGCGTCTTCAAATATCTGCCGGCCGACTGGCGGCAGGCGCGCAAGGGCACGGTCACGAACATCACTTACTCGGTCAAGGGTGGCTTTACCGAAAACAAGTTCGTCGCACCGAATGGCAGCCAGTGCATCTTCCGCAACTACGCGCAGGACATTAGCACCATCGAAGGCGGCGAGATTGACATAGCATGGTGCGACGAGTTGGTGCCGCTGGATTTTTTGGAGACCTTGCGCTTTCGTCTACTCGACAGGAACGGCGTGCTCATCGTCACGTTCACCCCCATCGAAGGCTACTCGCCCACGGTAAAAGACTACCTCACCGGCGCCCGCAACGTGGAGGAGTGCGATGCGGAGCTGCTGCCCAAGTTTGAGGACAACAAGGGCGAGAAGGTCATCGTCGGCTACGAGAAAGTGCCCATCGTCCAGACAGGGCGCAAGGGCCGGCCGATCATTTACTTCCAGACCAAGAACAATCCGTGGGCCGGCTGGGAGCGCATGCTGCAGGAGCTACGCAACGAGACGCGGGAAAAGATCCTCTGCCGCGCGTATGGCGTCCCGACCCGCTCCATCAACAACCGCTTCCCGCTATTCAACGACAAGGTTCACGTCATCAAGCATGAGTGGATTCCCAAGGAGGGCACCCGCTACCAATTCATAGACCCCTGCTCCGCGCGCAACTGGGCCATGATCTGGGCGCTGTTCGATAGTGCGAACCGTTGCTTCATTTACCGCGAGTGGCCCTGCCCGAACGAGTATGTCGAAGGCGTCGGCTACCCCGGCATGTGGGCCGAGCCGGATGGCAAGAAGGCGGACGGACGCCAAGGCCCTGCGCAGAAAGACTTTGGATTCGGGCTAGAGCGATACATCGAAGAAATCCGCAACGTCGAGAACGGCGAGCGCATCTTTGAAAGATGGATGGATTCGCGCTACGGCAACGCCCAGACGCTGGCCAAGGAGCGCCCCACCACGCTGATCGAAGAAATGAGCGATCTCGGCATGGACTTCTCTGCCGCCCCCGGCGACACGATTGATGAAGGTGTCGGGCTTATCAATGACTGGCTGCACTACAACACGCAGAAGCCGCTCGACGCACTGAACCAGCCCAAGCTCTACATCAGCGAGAACTGCCAGAACCTAATCTGGTGCATGAAGGAATGGACTGGCGCTGACGGAAACAAAGGCAGCAGCAAGGATTTCCCTGACCTCGTCCGCATGCTTGTGCTTTCCGGCTGCAACAACGTCGAGGGCGACATCCTGCGCCCGCGTGGAGGGGGGAGTTACTAATGGCTCCGAGCGGCACAGTTCCCCCACCCCCGCGCGTCCGCCCATGGCGCGGACGCAGCAAGGAGCCGCCGCGCTGTGGCGTATGTTCTAAGCAGCTTCGTATCGAGGACATCCACGGAGTTGACGAACAGCTCGGCCCCATCTGCCGCGAGTGCGGCCCGCACGTCATCGTAGCCAACAGGGCTATGCATCCCTTCTGGATCTAACCATTCGCCGTTCACGAATACCGAATATGACTATGTTCACCAAAACCAAAACCATCCCCATCGACCGCTACCCCGTTTCTGAAGACGAAGAGTTCGACTTCAAGGGCGCCCTCGCCTTCACCCGCGACCAAGCCCCGCCCTGCTGGCGGGCCGTCATGGTCGCCCTGCAAGACCGCATCGCGGACGGCGTGGCCTTGGCCAGCAACATGGCCACCGCCAAAGACGCCGGCCTTCTCGCCCACGCCAATGGCCAGCTCAATGCGCTGGTGGAATTGTGGGATTACTTGGAAGCCACCAGAGCCGAGGCGGCGAAGGTCCGGTAGGGGCGGCTGGCCCTAGCCGCCCGCTGCTTACTTATTGCGCAATAGTTTTTGCGACTAAAGGGCAAGCGAGAATAACAACTCAGCAAAAAGTATGCGCCGGTCAACTCCTCGACAGTTTGGAATAGTTGCCGCAGATCGACCCTGACTCCATCTGTCGCCGCCAAAGTAAACATCCCGCGACACTAACCCAGTTAGTGTAAAGCCATGTTCCCGCTCGCACCCCTTCGGGTATAATCTGGCCGCTTTCCCGGTATTTATCCCCGATCGGGAACCCTGTTATAGAAACAACCCTGTATTTGTAACGAAACTTGTAAGAAAAACACCCCTGTTTTTCTTACAAGTCGCCGCTCGCCAACATTCCGAAATGTCGCCGTGCGCCGACCTATCGTTATCCGACAGATTGTTGCAAAACGTATAACTCAGCGCGTGCTATCCTACGCCTTGTATCAAAAACACCGCACAAAAGGTGACAGAAAGTGCAATCACTTGTGCAGAACTATAGCCGATCCTATCCACGCCACACCTGCCAAATGTTTCCCAGCGACACAATCGAAGTATCGCACAACGAGACTTTCCCGTATTGACACCGCACACATTGTGTGCTATGTGTGAGGATAGAGAGGCGCATCGCGCTTCACTCCGGTTCTAACGTCCCGGTTCCCCCCAGACGTTTGGCGCACCTCTTAGGGGTTTTATCCTATGGCGACAGACAATGTGGCCGCGACAGCGGCGGGAGCGGACGATGTAGTTTCTATGGCACTAGCCGAGCTGGGCGTTAAGCGTCAGCCCGAGGAAGCCAAAGACGAGTCCGCTGACAAGACGATCTCTGACAACACGGACACAACAGAGGAGCCAGAGGAGAAATCTGAGGATTCCGCTGAAGAAGTAGACACCGAGGAGGAGCCGGCGACTGAAGCCGATTCTGCCGAAGAACCCGAGGATAGCGAGGACGCCGCCGCAGAAGAACCTGCTGGCGAGGAGGTTACGAAGGACAAGGTTCAACGCAGGATTGATAAGCTCGTCGCCAAGCAGCGCGAGTCTGAAGAAAAGGCCCAAGCTGCCAGCGCCGAACTGGAGCAACTAAGATCCGCCAAAGCGGACCTAGAAGCCCAGCTCAACCAGACCTCCCGCCCCGTTCTCACCCCGACCGCCGACAACCCGTTGGCCGATGTGGACAGTGACGAGGCCCTTCAACAGCGCATCCAGAATGCCCAAGCGGTTCGCCGGTGGGCACTTCAGAATACGGATGGCACCACGATCAAGCAGCCCGATGGTTCTGAGAAGTTCATCGAGGCAGCGGAGGTTAAGGACTATCTCGTCAAAGCTGACGACATCCTGACCATCCACGTTCCTGCTCGTAAAGAATGGTTGGCCCAGCGTGAGCCGGCGGTGCAAGCCGCCAAGAGCATGTTCCCCGATATCTTCAAGGAGGGCAGCGCGCTCAACCAAGCCTACAAGGCCACGATCAAGCAGGCCCCCGATCTCCTCAAGATACCCCAGCATGAATACTGGATCGGCCTCGCCCTCTACGGCGAGCAAGCCCTCATGGCCAAGCAGCAGACCGAAGCTGCCAAAGACAAGGCCAAGAAAACTGTGTCCGCGAAACAGAAGGAGAAAACCGTCACACCCGTCCAGCCCGTTAGCGCGCCCCGCTCTGCCACAAAAGGCAGCTCTACGGCTGCGAAAAATCGGTTCTTCAAATCAAGCGGTTCCATGTCGGACATCGAGGACTTGGTGGGGGAACTGATCGGATAAACCCAATCAATTAGAAAACTCACACAATATGTCACAAGGACTTGTTCATCCGGCCACCGGACTGCGCGAAGACTTGGCTGACGTGATCTCGGTCATCGACCAGAAAAACACGCCCGTCACTTCCCGCATCAAAGCCGGCTCGGATCTCACCAATGGCTCTGTCTTCTCTTGGCAGGCCGACAGCTATAACGACCCGTCGTTCGACGGTGTCCTCACGAATGCGGATGTCACCACGTTTGACGATCCCGCCAAAAACCGCGTCCTCCTTTCCGGCCGCGCCCAGAAGTTCCGCCGTTCCATCAAAGTCGATGACTTTGCCCAGAACGTCGATAACGTCGCTGGCGTTGGCAAGAAGAAGGAAATGGCTCGCGGCGTTTCCCGCGCCCTCATCGAACTGAAGCGCGACATGGAAAGCGCCTTCTGCTCCAGCAACGATTCGCAAGAGCAGAGCGGCATCAACCCATATAAAACTCGCGGCCTCGGTTCGTGGATCTCCAGCTCGGCTCAGACCGACCTGCCTGTTCCCGCGTCGTTCCGCACGCCGTCCGCTTCGATCAACACGACTGCTACCTCCTCTCTCACCGAGAGCGATGTCGCCGCCGTTCTTCAGAGCGTCTACGAGCAGACCGGCACCATCGACACGATGGATCTGGTCACTGGCCCGAACCTCAAGAAGCGCTTCAGCGAGTTCACCCGCTACTCCAGCGGCAGCAACACCGCTCTGAGCACCCGTCAATACACCGCCTCGCTCAATGACCGCACGGTCATCAGCACGGTGGACACCTACATCGGCGACTTCGGCACAATTAATTTGGTGCCGACCTTGTTCAATGCGAAGGACGCAGCCGCTGCCGTTCAGTCGGCCCGTGGCTACCTTCTCAACATGGACATGTTGGAGTCCCGGTATGGCCGTCGCCCCCGCTTCCAAGAATTGGAAGACCAAGGTGGTGGACCGCGTGGCCTCGTTGATGCGATTGCCGCGTTGGTGTGCTGGAACCCGAAAGGCCTCGGCGAGTTCGCCGCGACTTCCTAGTAGCAACCTCAATTAAGGAATAACAAAACTATGAAAGTCTACGAACTGCCCGCAGAAACCAAAGCCGCCTTCGGCTACACCCACAAGGTCATCCTCGACCACAACGACCTGACCGACACCGATGACGCTCAGACCATCAACCTCATCCCTGTGGTTGCTGGCACGGCCGTCAAATCCGCCGCCACCCGCCTCGTCAGCGTGTTCGACAGCTCGGACGCCGCGACTATCACCACCACGGTGGAGATTGGTCACAACGACACCACGGCTGACCCGAACGCGTTCATCACCTCGCAAGAGCTGAACCCGAGCGGCACCGAAGTGTTCTACAAGGTCAACCCGTCCACCACGCCCCACGCCTTCTTGGAAGGCACGGTGGCCTCGCCCAAGTATATCCAAGCGGCCTTCGCTTGCACTTCGGGCGACAGCTTGGCCGATCACAACACCGGCGAACTTGAGGTCTTCCTTGAGATCGTTGACGTGAACGCGCTCTAAGCGTCTTAACACACTGTCGTCCGCTGCAAGGCGGACGGCAGCAGTTAGGATGTCAGACAATCTATGGTCAGAACTTGTCCTCGATCTCGGGGATGAGATGGCCGACGCGGTCAAGCAAGAGCTGATTGCCGGTTGGAACGCCGATGCCGTTCTTGCCGCCACTCGCCAACGCCAGATCGCCGAAGCCAGTGCGCGCATAGAGCAATGCGCCATCGAAGGCATCGGCCAGAAGGACATGAGCATAGACGCTGACGCTTATTGGTCTTGGGAAGCAGCGGAGCCGGGATGCTGGAAGGACAAAGCCTTCCGCGACTGGTTCAAGAAAAAGAACCCCGAGACTGTTGTGCCTTATACTCCCCGCAAAACCACTGTCCTCATCTAATGATTAAAGCACCCAAGCCCGAGGACATCACGGCGATGCTCTACGAGATCGACCAAGCGGACGCCGATGGCAGCCAATATGTTCAGCGCAAACTGCGCAACTGGAATACACGATTCTGTATCTGGCCGGGGCAAAGCGAGGATGGCCGCAAATGGTCCGGTGCCCAAGGCAAGCAGCCGTGGCCATGGTCAGGGGCATCCGATGTTCGCGTTCGTCTTGCGGACAATATCATTTCGGACAACACGGCCCTCCTCTGTAACGCCTTCTTCAAGTCGCGCGTGCAAGTCCAGCCGGTGGAGTCCATGGATGCGGACAAACGTGCCGCCGCCGAGGCCGTGATGAAATGGCTCATGTTCCAGCACTGTCTGGATGACCTTCGCAGGGAAGTAAAACTCGCCGCCCAATTCCGCGAGACCTACGGGCTGGCTGTCATGGCGGTGGACTGGGTGCAGAACACCCGCACCGAGATCAAGTCATTCAGCATCGAAGACGCGCAAATGATGTTGGAGCAGAGCCAAGACCCCACCCTCGCCGCCCTTCTGGAAGTGGTCATGGACCCGCTGCAAGAGGAGACTGCCGCCGAACTCTTGGGGCAGATCATCCCTGAGTTGGGCAAAGTCTCCAAGGTCCGCGAGTTCCGCGACAAGGGCCTTGTCCAGTGGGAGGAGCCTTATGTCTTTGAGAGCAAGCCGGTGTGGACCGCGCTTGAAGCATGGGAGGATGTCATCTTTCCCATTCAGACCTTCAGCCTTCAGCGCGCCGCGTTCGTTGCCCGCAGAGAATTGCTCACAGAAGTGGAGTTGCGCGAGCGCGGCGCAGTCGAGGGCTGGGACGAGGAATGGATCGAGGCCGCCTCGCAGCACAAGGGCCAGCTCAAACGCATCTCGCTCAACATCCACCGCACCGATCAGTTCCTCTACGAACAGCTCCGTGACATGTGCGAAATATGGCATGTCTACCGCAAGGAGAACGACCCCAAGACCAACGCCATCCGCGTCACCCGCTCCGTGGTTAGCTACCATGTCACCGACAAGGTCGCCGTGCATGAGTTGCTGCCCTACGCGCACGGCCAATATCCTTTCATCGAACTCCCCCGCGAGCGCGCCACCCGCCCTCTGCTAGAGAGCCGTGGCATCCCCGAGCTGGTGCAGACCGCGCAGGAGGAAATCAAGATCCAGCGCGACTTCCGCTCCGACCGCGCCAGCATCAGCATCCTCCCGCCCGTCAAGGTGCCGGCCAACCGAGGCAAATTTGACCTCGTCCTCGGCCCCGGCATGCAAATCCCCGAACGCCGCCCCGGCGAGATCGAGTGGATGAATCCCCCTCGCCCCGACATGGGCAGCATCGAGGTGGAAGCCGCCACCCGTGCGGACGTGGACAATTACTTTGGCCGCATCAGCGATGCCGTCCCGCAGCAGCGCTATATGCTCCACACGCAGGAGCTAATCGACTCTTGGCTCATAGATATGAAGCTCTGCATCGCGCAGACCATGGCGCTGGCGCAACAGTATATGACTCCCGAGGAGGTCGCGCGCATCACCGGCAATGCCCAGTTGGCATTCAACGCAAGCCCTCAAGACATCCGGGGCCGCTTCGACATTACCGCTGAGTTTGACGCGCGCCTCCTCGACAACGAAGCCCTCGGCGCAAAGCTCGACTACCTCGCCAAAGTGCTCGTCCCCTTGGACAGCTTCGGCGTCATCGACCGGGCTGGCCTTGTGAAATACATGTTCCAAGCCGTTGACCCGAATCTCGCCGGCCTCTTGGTCCAAGACATCGGCGCCGCCACCGCCGCCGAGCAAGAAGACGAACAAACCGCCTTCGCAAAAATCGCCGCAGGCACCGAACCCCCACTCAAAGAAGGCGGACAAAACGCGCAGGTAAGACTGCAAACCTTGCAGCAAATCATTCAGTCCAACCCCGCCGTCCAGCAGCGCTACCAGCAGGACGAAATCTTCCGCAGCATGATCGACGCCCGCGCGCAAGCCTTCCAGTTCCAATTGCAACAGCAGCAAAACGCCGTCATCGGCCGCACCGGCGCCCAGCCCGCGCTGCAAAAGCTCCAGCAAGACCAGCAACTCGGCATGACCGCCGCTCCTTCCGCTTAATGCCTCTGCTGCCAACTGACCACTGACTACTGCCAACTTCCCCATTCCATGCACCCCAACGTCTCCGTCAGAAACATCGCCGGTCTAAATATTCCCCAACATAACGCCGTCGAGCTGAATTACGTCTCAACGACAAACAATCTTTCCACGGTGGTCTACAAAGAAGGCAGCCAGACAGTCGCCACGCTCACCTTCACCTATGTCGGCGGCACGCCGTCCAGCGATGACGCAAAGATCGCCACAGTGACCCGCAGCTAATGGCCATCAAGTTCAATCCGCTGACAGGCAACTTCGACTTCACCGGCTCCGGTGGAGGCGGCGGCGCGAGCTATATCGACGGCGAGGTGCAAAACTTCAGCGCATTGCCCACCGCCAACCCGCCAGCCGTAGACAGCGCCTATCTCGTCCGCGAACCCGAAGGCACTTGGCTCATCAGCCGTAAGCCCGCTGGCATCTACATTCGTGTTGCCACCACCGGAACACGCGCAACTGACTGGACCTACGCGGGCATTCTGCCGGATGTCTTCAACGACGCCAACTTCCTCCTCTACGACAACGGCGACAGCTCCAAAAATTTAGCCTTCCAACTCAGCGGCATCACCACCGGCACCACCCGCACGCTCACGGCCGCCGACCGCTCCGGCGTCAACGTCGTCAGCGACACCTCCGCCGGCACCGGCAGCGACGTGGTCAACAACATCGTGAGCCTCACCCAAGCCGAATACAACGCCATCGGAAGTCCCGACGCGGCCACGTTGTATCTCATCACCGATCCCTGACCTATGGCCCTCTTGCAAAAAGGTTATCTCGGTGCCACGCCGCTCTTCCGCAACGTCGATTGGTTTGAGGCGTCCTACACTCCGGTCAACTCCAGCGCCGAAGTATCGCTGACCGCCAACACTTCCGCGCACACCAAGGG